TCAGTAATAATGGCTACCTTCAAATGAAACCTACCTTTCTATTTGTGCTAGATTTTTTGGTATTATCAGACTGTTGATTAAATACTTCTGCAATAGAGTATGTATCTTTCACTTCTGGTAATTTAACTTTCAGTTTCTTTGCAAGAGACTTAGCAGCATCTGCATTAAGAACATCGAATGTAACAATATCAAAGCAACGACCTGGACGGATAAGAGCAGAGTCAATATCACGAATGCTTGGAAGGTTAGTAGAGAAGATCATCTTCTTACCTTTGGTAGTCACAAGACCATCACCAACATTCAAGAAACGATGCATCATTGTATTACCATCGCTACGAGATTTCAAGAATGCATCGCTGTCCTCAAGAACCATAACTTCTGCATCGTCTTCAATAAACTTAGCAAAGAATGCATCTTTCTCAAGAATGCCAGCATCATATGTTACGATTGCAGAGCAGTTGCGATGCGCCAGCAGACCACGAATAAATGTAGTCTTACCAGTTCCTGGAGGTCCAATTAGTAGGAGAATGTTGGCAGAAGATTCCATGTAACGATCGTAGTAATCGCCAAGGGATTCGCCATCAAGGAATGGATACATTTCTTCAGTTGGAAGACGATCACGATTCAATGGAACATTAACAGAACCACCATCAGAACTATAGATCCATTCGATATAAGATGTCACAACATCAAAATTAGATTCAACAATTTCAATCATGTGTTCTGCAAATTCAGCATCACCAAATGCACGAACAGTGGTTGAATTAGAGTTTACATCAAATTTGATAAAGTTGTTTGTATCTTCTTCAATAATAAATCCAGTTGAGGAATTACTTTGAACAAACAAACAATCTTTGTATTGCTCTTCTGCCCACTTAGACCATCGTTGACGATCGCAAAGAACAGTTGTTTCTCGTTGTACTGTTGATAGTTTTGCATCAACACGACGCTTCATAATTTCTACTGTGACTAAGTCTTCGAAATCAGAAACACCTAAAAATATTTTCTTATCATCCATAATTTCATTCAAATCAAATTGGTTATCAAACGCATCCCAAGTATACTTTCTAAGAAGTCTTTTACCTCTTTTTCTGTTTCTACTTTTTGTACTTCTTGCTAGTGCGGGAAAAGATCTTCTCACTATATCATGCCCTGCTTGTAAATCACGTATCCACTGTCTTATGTCCTGTGTCATCTTCATCATCCAAAAAACTGTTCAATGTATTTTCCATCTTTTTCTTTGCAGCCCTTTCTTTCTTACGTCCAATGAAATCATCGAATGTATGATTCTGCTGCATAAAATCTAAATAAGCATTATTAAATTCACCTGTCTCATCTTGCTCTTGAAGTTCGAACATCTCAAAGGGCATGTTCTGAATCATCTTACCTTTAATATAAGATTGTTTCTTTTCTTTGGCAATCCTTCGCAGAAATGCATACCAGATAATCTGTGTAAAATATGCAAATGGATTATTGGATTTGGTGGGATCGAAGTTATCAATATATTGAAGGCAGTTTTCAATGCCATCAGATATCATTTCATCACGATAGGAATAATTAATAAAGTTGGGTTTATAAGAAAGATGAGTTGCTATCTTAAGAATGCATTCACCAACGTAATTACTTACTTGTGGTTTCGGTAAGCCTTTTTCCTCAGCTTCCTTTTTCTTAGCTCGCATCTCAACGATAGCTGCTAAAAAGTCAGCGTTATTTACATATTGTGCCATACATACCGTTTCCTCATTTAGTTCAAGTTATTCATAAGTATACAACAAGATCGTTAAAAAGACAAGTTTTATTTCATTACAATTTATATTTGCTTTTTTATTTGTCTTAGGACATAATCACTGTGTTAGGGTTGATCGTGACGTATTAGTTAATTGTATCGTTTCCTTCGATGAATACTCTGTATCTTCTTTCCTCTTCTTCATCTTTAGGAGTTTTAGCTAAGTCTTCTAACATAGAGGATCTTCTCTTTGCTTCTTGTGTATCTACTTCATCTTCCCAGATTGTTTCTTCTTTCTTACCATTGTTTGTTATGAAAGAAAGTTTCTCATGTTCTGCAACAATGCGTTGATAGTGAGGCACGAATAGATAGTGCAACTTCTTAACAAACATAATGTCTCGTTTAGAAATTACAAAAGTAGTATCATCTGAAAATTGGCACAGAGGATGTATCGTTATATGCTCACGTTGTGTTTCTAAGACAGGAATAGTTCTAACACACATTGGTGATTCAAGAAGTACATGCTCATCATCCTCTTCTTTGAGGACAGCCATTACTTGCTCACCTGAAGTGAGTTTCATTACAACATAAAGTTCGTTGTCATCTAACATAGATCCACCTCTACTATTTTAACTTTAAATTCTTCTTCAGCATAAGTTTTGTATCTTTCTGCTGCATGATTTAAAGTATGATTTTTCCAAGACTTCCAATGTAAATCATCGGCAAGATCAAACAGATTGCATTTAGTTTTACCATCTTTCAATCTTAGTCCACGACCAATACTTTGTAAGTTACGGATCTTGCTTTTTGATGGTGATGCAAAAATAACATTTTCTAACGATGGAATATTAATTCCAGTACTAAAAGTACCAAAACTAGCAATAATGATGGCATCACTTTCTCCTTCTGTAATGTGACGAATTGCTTCACGATCTGTAGTATCAGTTCCTCCGTAAACAAAGAACACTTTGCGATTTTCATGCACCTTGTTCTTTATTAATTCATATAAAATCTTACCATGCTTTTCAACAAACTGAAAAAGCACTAAGGTATTGCCTTCACAGTTAACTGCAAGATTACGAATAAACTTATTTCGCTTTTCATTACTTACAAGAAAGTCCATCTCTTCTTGGTAAGTATTATTCTTTTGTGCTTTACGAATTTCTTCATTGTACTTTAACATCACACACATTATATTTAGGGTGGTGAGTCTTCCTGAGTCCATCAACGCTTTGGTAGTAGTAACTTTATGCACTGGACCAAACATACCCTCAAGAACTAAACGATGAACTTTTTTGTTATCAAGTGTTCCTGTTGTACCAATACGATAACGAATCTTATCCATCTTTTCCATAACTGTTGTTAAGGATTTTGCTTTGAACTGGTGTGCTTCATCTCCAAAGATTACATTAAACTGAGCAAACCAAGATTTGGGTTGTAAGTATACAGACTGCCACGTTGTAATCAAAACATCTTTGGTAAACTGTTTAGTGAATCCTGCATATAATTTTTGGCAAGAACCATCAACATTAAAACCATTGGCAGATGAGTAGTCTTCAAAGTCAGTGAACAACTGTTCAACAAGTGAAGTCGTTGGAACTATAATGATACATTTACGATCGTGTGCAATATGCCAACGCATCGTGGTATAAATTATAAATGACTTTCCTGACGCTGTGGGAGATAATAGCAGTGTGCGCTCTTGATCGAGAGCAGTCTTTACTGCTTCAATTTGATAGTCTCTGATTTCGATTGGTTTACCACGACCATGAGGATCAAGTGACTTAGCATAGTCTTCTACAATCTGATGTGTGATATTGTTTTGATGGAATATAGGAGTTACGTATTCAATGCCATACCCATTGCGAGTGGCAAACTCTTCAACATAAGAAACTAATCCTACGTAGAGTGTCTTTCTAACTTGATCATATAAACGAACTTTTCCATCCCAGAGTCTTGCTCTGAATTGTGGTGTGAATCTTGCACCTGGATATTCATACGTAAAGAAGTCAGCAAGTTCTTGTTCAACAGAACCATCACTAAAAACTCTAACATAAACTTCGTCTAACTTCTCAATTTTTATCATTACATACCAGCTAAGAATTTCTTCCATTCAACTGCAGTTTTAATCTGCCAGTCTCTGGCTTTGATTTGGCCAAGAACAGATTCAAGAAAATAAATCATTGTTTCAAGATAATCAATCTTGACTCTTGATGTATTTAGTTCGATGTCACCTGAGAGAAATTCATCCATCTCATTCTTTAGTGGCTTAACACCTTGCCATTGTTCCCAACCAAGATTAGTTAATTCATCACGTGAGAGTTCACCACGATACAATCGGAATTTATTCTTCCGAAGCATGTTGTAGTCTGATTGATATTTGGTGTGTTTTAGTTTGACATTGACAAGTAGTTTTAAATACTTGGCATGTAACTTGGGAGTTGCTGTGGTTGTTTCACCGAGATAGTTGTCATCAATCTCGCAGTCTTTATCCCACTCTTCTTGCAATTGTTCAATATTCATAATAACCTCAAAATTTAGATTACTGTTATTATACAGCAATCTTACAAAAAAATCAAATTTGCTTTACAAGAATTTATACAAACCATAACGAAATGTTGCATTACCGATTAGGTATTGAACATCGTTATTAGTACCTGAAAATTGTAATGAGTCTAATCCAATAGGAAACATGTCGATAAATCTTACAGTTTTTACTACATTATTATTGCCAGTTAGTATTTGCAATGTAGCATCAGAATAGTTTTTTGCTAATTCACTATAATTAGTAGTGTCATCTTCGCTAAAATCAATATACTGGTCATAACTTTCTGGGAATCCTAATGCAACAATCCAATTATATATTGATGTATAGTTTGCCATTTGTTCATCAACTAAAAATTGTACAGTCAATTGATCATATGTTAATGTCTCACCTGGAATTGGTATTTTTGCGAATGGTGTACCGAACTCTGGTTCACCAAGAGTAATTCCTGGAAGGTTTACTGATTGGCAAAAGAAAGACAGGTCTGGCAATTTCTGAATATTAAACATGAAACCATTAGGTGATAATGGATTTATGTTTGCTGGAAATGGACATGTGATTGTACTAGCCATGGTATCTCTTTTGATTAATTGTCATACTAATATTTAGGAATAAAAAAAGAGGATCCGAAGATCCTCTTTTAAATTACCGCTTCTTTGTCGGCTTCGTAGCCAACTCGATGGATTACATCAAGTTAGTAACCTTAACACGACGGTAGTAGTAGTTTTCGTTAGCAGTCAAACCACCAGTACCATCCAATGAAACGAATGGGTTAGCAACTAGACCGTAACGAGTCTTGAAGCCAATTTTTGGCTGGAAGCTGTTAGGATCAACTGCACGAACCATTTGTAGAGGCACGTATGGGCAATAGAACAAACCAGCATCAAACGCTGACTGACCTTTGTAGCCAACAACGAAGAACTGAGTAGCTGACACGTTAGCAGTATATGGATCAACATATACTTTGTACTTGCCATTTAGAACACCAGCAAAAGTAGTGCTTGTGTCATCAATGTTCATTGAGCTATTACCTTGTAGGGCAGGAGTGTAATCTAGAACACCAGCCATCGCTAAAGCAGACGCTACGTCAGCTGAAGTGATGATGAAGTTACCACGACCACGACGAGTTTGTTGACCGATTGCATTGGCTTCACGTTCGATTTGGAACATTAGACCTTTGAATTTTTCAACAGACCAACGACCATTAGAATCAGTATCTAAGTCGAAAGTACCAGCAGCAGTAGTACCAACAGCAGCACCAGGTTTTGCTGTTTTGTAGATTGTACGAATAACTTCACGATTGATTTCAGCAAGGATCTCAGTAGAAAGAATGTTGCTTAGTTCACCTTCAGCGTCAAGACCATGAACAGACTTCATGTCTTGTGCTAATTCGATAGAGTATTCTGCCTTCAAAGCACGAGTCTTTGCAGTTACAGAAGTCTTTTCGATAGAGAAAGCCATAGCACCG